TGAGAAAGACTTCACATCCGACAAAACTCCCGAGGCTACATGGAGAAAGTCGCTCAGTTTATTGAAGGAGGAATGTACTCTATGAATAAGTATAACGAGTATGATAGTTGGTTAAACCGAGCTGTAGAGGCTAGGGTGAAGAACTTAACGGTAGGACTAGCTATGAGCCACCCAATAGAAAGCTTGCATAGTAGAAGCTACCCTAATACTAGTGATACCGTACTGGATTCTATCAGCTACAATCTATTAGTACAAGGAATACTCAATAATAGACTATGGAACTTTTACTTTCCTATATTCTCGGACCCAACTTATGAGGATGAGAATTAAATCACTGTATAGTTGACAACATCAACACGTAGTGATATAATTATATTATAATGTTATTGGAGGTATAGTATATGGCTAAGCAAAAGACTTACAAGAGACCGCTAACGCAAGCTCAAGCTAATGCCTGTGAGTCAGCGGTACGACACGTATGCAGGTGCAGGTGTCACGGATTGCTACACGGTATTAGTCACAAGGAATTTATGGAGTGTGAGCAAGAAGTATTAGAGGAGAATGAGACTATGTCAGAGGATGAAATGATACTGTTAGCACAGGTGATAAAGGAGGAGAACTTAATATGAGGTGCCCTAACTGCAAGAGTATACCTAATCATTTTATAACTGACGTCAACGGTAAGAGGTACTTCAGCTGTAGTAGGGGACTAACTGCTTACCACAAGGAGGATGGTCAGCTAACTAGAGTAAGTCATATTATTCCTTGTGACACAGTCACTACTGAGCGAGGAAAGTTAGCTACCGCATCTATAGCGTTCGTGTCCGATAACTCGGTTAGAACTATCAGGATAGAGAATGGTAAGGTGCAGTAAGGGAGGAACTTATTGACTACTGCGGTTAGTAAAGAGAAAGCTAGACTTAGGTACTTTGTGTATATGTTGCTCAAGAAGCATCAACCTAACTGCTACTTCTGCGGTAAGCCGTTCACTTGGGATGACTTACCTAGTAGAGGATTAGACAACCTGACTGAGCACCATATTGACGGTAACCACATCAATAGTAGTCCTAGTAACAGTGTATTTAGTCATAGGAATTGCCACAAGGCGTATCATACTAAGGACAATATACTGAGGAAAGTAGGTGCAAAATAATGAGAGTATACTTAATATGGATGGCTATATTCCTAGGAGAGATTATACTAACTATTGCGGCATTAAATATTATTATCATAGTTTACCATAAAATCAGTGATAGACCACGTAAGTATGGAAAGTAAATTGAGGTAAGATATGAAAAGACTAATGACTAGCACGGAGGCTTCTAAGTTCTTACACGTACATACTAATACACTGAGACGCTGGAGTGGAAATGGAATGGTCAAGTCCTACGTAATATGTAGTAGAGGAGATAGAAGATATAAGTTAGAGGACTTAACTAACTACCTTAATAACGGATATAATGAGTATAAGAAAATAAAAGGAGGAGAGCTATGACTAAAAAACTACATCTAACAAAACGGCAGGCTATTAAGGAGTGCAAGGAGCTGTGGGCTGAGGCAGAAAGGTCGAAGCAGGATAAGTTTATAGTATTCCGCAGACTCTTTCCAGAAAAGAATTACTTTAATTCCTGCCCATTATGTGAGTACAGTACTCAGTTTGTTAAGCCAGGAAGTCATCTCTTAGCAAAATGTAGTGTCTGCCCGTTCATAACTCAGTTAGGTTACAGTTGCCTCTCACTTGAGTACACTTTAACTGGTAGTCCTACATTCTTCCAGGCAGTTAGAGAGCTTAAGTATCGAGGCTAATATGAGTGATGACAGTTTCGACTATATTATTACTGGCTTCCCTTCGTGCCCTTCTTGTGGGAAGATACTAGAACTAAGGAGTATGCCAGGTATAGGAGAGACTCATTGGTACTGTAATATCTGCGGTAACTGGACAACACCTGACTTAATAGCAGCATTAGAGGAACTAGAAAGTTTCTAAGTAAAATAAAATGAAAAGGAGAAAACAAAGTGAATTTATTTAATCAGGATGATAATTTGGTGAATAGGTATAGAGAGGCTGCTGAGGCTAGCAAACAAAAGATACTGGAGTTACAAGGCTGGATAGGCAGTAATAAGGAAGATTTAGATAACGAGTTGAATAGGATTAGTCCAGTCCTAAATATCATGCTGACTAACTCTATGGCTCAAGATATTAGAGTTTCTCTTGCTATGATGAGCGGCGGGGATGACGCTAGAGAGAATTGGTTAGGCTTAGTTCAGAGCTGCTTTGCGTTAGGTTACTATCAGCGAGGAGTCCATGATACATTGAGTAAGTTAGATAAGGATACAAAGTAGTATGGAGAAGCATAACTGTGATGAGTGTAAGATAAGTAATAACTGCCCAGCAAAAGCTTCCTACAAGTGGCTCTGCGAGGGTAAGCATGAGGAGGAGATTACTGACTCTTTTGATAGAAATAAAGAGGCTATTGAATATACTGTTGGCTCACTATTCAAGCTGTACCCCATACTTACTTTAGTGGACACAGATACTTTTGCTGAGGTAATCAAAATCATATATCAGTTAGGCTACTACGATGGTAGAATGTTTCCTAGTATTCCTGAAACTTTTAAGAGGAGTATGAGCAATGACTAAATCAAACCTTGAGGAATCATACAAGGTAGTGAGGGTACTGAAAGATGGAAGGAGAGTATCCCAGTTTATAGATAACGATTATACACGAGTGTGGACCTCCTTTTATCAAATGCTAGAGTATGACTTAGGAAAAACCACATTTGGTCCTGACAGAACTAAGGTCTATAGTTATGGCTCCTTTAGCCAAGCATTGATAGGAATAAACGGAAATACAGCAGTGGAATTCTCTGGTAAAGTGGAGATATATAGAGCTATACCTGTAGGGAATCAGACAAGAGACTTCTATGTACTATCAGAAGGATTACTATTAGTCAAGTTAGTCAGGTCACTCTTAGTAAAGAATGGGTGTGCTATAAAAGGAAAGTTAATTAATAACGCAGCAAGAAAACTACATAATGAGAGGTTAAAAGCATATGGGAAAAGGGTTAAATAGTATAAGGAAAAATATATTAAAGCGACGTGGTGTAGTATTAACTCCACAAAATAAGAATCCTATACCTTATCTTGAGTCTCCTACTACATTTCCTAAGACTCAGATGATGAAGTATGTAGAGCTCAAATTTGGTATAAGGATAGAGACTCTACTAGAAGGTGACTCCATCTATGACGTAGCGAAGAAGCTAAACATTGACCCAACTACTGTCAGTAAATGGAGGAAGCGTATAAGAATCAGTAAAATTATCCAACATGGTATTGACACTCAAACAAAATAGTGTTATAATAGAGTAGATAAAAATGTTCTACTAAAGTAGAAGGATAATATGACTAAAAAGCTAAGGATAACACAAGAACAAGCCATTACGGAATGTAAAGAACTATGGGCTAAGATTGAGGAAACAGGGCTGAGTAAAAGAGTAGTATGAGTAGATTGATAGTGTTCATAGCGGAATACGAGTGGCTACTGGCTGGCAGTCCTGAGAGCCGAAAAGTGTAAGCACTTATTAGCCGAAGAAGCAGGTAGGCTCAGGGGACAACTGGTAAAGGTGAGGGTGAAGGATAACTCGTAAGGGTTAGACGCCGATAGGGTAACTGAAGCGGAAAGTAGCCCTCACCTAACCAGAATAAACAGGAGGAAATATGGGAAGTATAGATTGTCCTGAATGTGGTACTGAAATGGAATTAAAGGATATTGACTTTTATTGTTGCCCTCACTGTGGTAAAGAAGTTGATATGATTGAAGATGAGGATGGATATTGAATGAGGAAATTAGCCATGTGGTTAGTTTGGCACATTCCTTTAGGTAAATTTGCACCTTATGTTTTTGCATACGCAATAGGTTGTAAGAATTTTAGACGAAAGTGAGGTAAAGAAATATGACACAAGAAATAACACGTGAGAGACTACAGAGATTTTGGGAGAAGTGTGGATTCAGAGAAGTAGATTATACGCACAAAACAGGTTACGATATTTTGAAGCCAGACGGATATTACTACGGTGTTTTATTCCCTGATTTAGACCTCAATAATCTCTTTAAGTATGCTGTACCTAAGCTAAATAAACCTATAACCATCTACAAAATGATAATAGCAGAATTTTGGACAGCAAAGATTGGAGCAACTATTCAGCGTAGAGATAATGATCCTGCTGTAGCCTTATTTCTAGCCTTAGAGGAGGCATTGAAGTGAAACGAACCTGCATAGGATGCCGTGCGCTTGAGTATGACTTGAAACCTGAGCTTGGTTTTAAGTGTTCATTAGGTTTCAAGTTCCAGAAAGGACAAATATTCAGACCTTTGGAAAATTGTCCTAAACCTCGAACCATAAGCGAGTTCTGCAAGGAGTTAGAGAAATGACCTTACAAATTTCGACTCTAATCAATATTGGATTAGTAATTATTAATTTGATTATCGTTTGCATGAGTCTGAAAATGCTTACTGAATATTGGAAGGATAAAAAGAAATGACACATGAAAATAGTCACGAAGAATTTAAGAAGATACTGAATAAGTATTATCCTATGAATTATCCCTACAGATTAGCTTCTCATTGTCCTACTCCAGAAATGATAAGAACTCCTGCTTGCCCAAGTGATTGTAGTATCTGTTTAGTAAATGAGTTTATATCTCTTCTAGAAGATGAAGGCTGGATTTCTCCTGAAGATTGTAAGGATTGTCAGCAAAGACAAGTAGATAGGATGGAGGCATTGAAATGACACAAGAAAAGATACCACCGATATTAAATGATGAAGATATTGTTATTAATGGACTTACCGATGCTGATGTTAAGTTCTACCAGCAAGTCATAGAGCAAGCCAGAAAAGAAGGTATGAGAGAAGTAGTGGAGTGGATTGAAACTAAACTCCTTATCTCCATAGGAACGACTGCTATATCTGGTTTTTATTTTTATCAAATTTATCAGGATGACTTAGAAAAATATATTAAAGAGAAGGGATTATGAAAGCTTAGTATTAGTTACCTTTTTAGCGCTAAAATTTTATCCCCTAGGAGGAACTTTGTTAGTAGAAAATCTTAAGGAACTTCTAGCTTGGGTTCCTACGAATAAGTCCTATATTATCGAAGGTGGATTACTTCTTCCAGAAACTGCTATGGTTATCTTTGGACCTGCTAAGTCTTGGAAGAGTATGCAAAGTATTCATACAGCATTTACTATTTCTCAGGGTCTTGACTGGTTTGGATACAAGACTACTAAAGCTACCACACTAATATATCAAGTGGAGCTACCCAAGGCAGTACAGAGGAATCGCATAGATAAGTATGCAAAATACTCATCAAATAATCTTAGTAATATCTTCTTCAAGACTAGTCAGTATACCAAAATTGATACAGCATTTGGATTCTCCGATTTAGAGAAGTGTGTCAATGAGGTACTTAGTCGCTCTCCTGGTTCTCACTTAGTACTTATTCTTGACCCAGTATATAAACTTATGCAAGGTAATGTAGCAGATGAGCAAGACACTAAGAAGTTTACTGATAACCTAGATAACCTCCGTGCTAGATATGGTATTAGTATTATCCTAGTGCATCATAGTCGTAAGCAAAGGGTGGATGACACTGGAAAAGTAATCTCCCTAGGTGCAGAGGATATGTTTGGTGGAGTATTGCAAAAGTGGTGTGATACTGCAGTAGGAGTCAAGCTCGTCAATCCTTTCTCATCATCGGATAGAGTACTTGTCACCTTCGACTTAGTGCGCCATGCCGAGAATGTACTTGATAACTTTGAAGTGCAGTGGGATAGGAATACTCTACAGCCTTCTGTCACTAGAGTTATTAGAGCATCTACTGATGAGCCTACTAATCCATCAATTAGAGAGTTAATATAAGGTAAGTATATCTTGTATAATTATTGTAATATAATACAATTATGTTATAACGATAATATATTATATATCACTAATCAGTTATGGAGAAGAAAATAATTACTGGATGTTGACACCTAAATCAATTAGTGGTATAATATATTATATAGTCGAATTTTCTATTATGTAGTTGGAGGTTAGTGATGTGAAATATTAGATATAGCAACAGTTACTACACTAGAAAGGAGATGTAAATCGCTCAAATAATCATAACAATAGTAGTGGTCGGATTTATAGCAATAAAAATTATTGGAGGATAAAAGAAAAATTATGCCAGGACCAAGTATTAGAAATTTAGCAGATGGAGGAATGACACCACTAAGGAAGTTCTACGGTGATATACTTGAAGTTGTTGAGAGTGAGAAACAAGGACAGGGAGGAGCTTATACTCAAGAGTCATTTCGAATGAATAATTTGGAAGTACAGCAATCAACAGAGCCTTACATCCTACCCGTAGCGGAGATTACTATTTCTGCTAGTAATAGGAAAAAGACTCGGTGGGGATTCTTTGCTGATTCTGTATTAAAGTTCCTTGCTGATAATGAGGACTTTAAGGATTTGAAGGGCAGAAGAATCGGCTGGGTATATACTGATGGACTCGATGGCAGACCCACTCCTAAAAAGACTTGGGATAGGAGAGCTGATGATGGTAAGGGAGCAGAGGTACCTACTCCTGCATGGGAAGTATTTGATGTAGTAGGTAGCAAAAGCTCAGTCACTCCCGACAAAGCTGTAGAGGAGGCGAAGTCTATACTGGATGGTAAGAGTATTAGCGAATTCAACAAAGCAGTATTTGCTAATCCTATAGTGCGCCAAAGTCCCGACTTACAGAGAGTCATTACCGACCAGAGCTTCGTCAAGTCCCTTGTCCAAGTAGGTGAGTTCACTAAGGATGCTAACGACATATATCATAGAGTAAAGAAATAGAGGAGAAGTATATGGTAGACGCATATAGCAAAACATTTTTCTACTGCGGTGCTTGTGACGCGGAGTTTGAAACTAAGCAAGAAGCTGATGATTGCTGTGAAGAAGAGGAAAATGAGCAAGATGAGGAAGATGAGGAAGAAAAAGACTAAATAGACTAGGAGCGAGTAAGGAGGAACCATGAATAGAGTACCTAATCCAAGTTTGGACCGAGCAATACTAATACACTTAACCGACAAGTATAAGCTAAATCAAAAGCGAGAGGGGATACACTTATCAACACTAATATACTGCCTTACTCGCTCCTTCTTAGACCAGTCTAATATGGAGGTAGCACCTACTGACGAAGAGGTAATGCTATTCGCTTTGGGTATAGGAATCCAAAGCGAGCTGACGCCTAGTAGTGCCAGTGCTCCTATGTATCAATTTGAAGGAATCTATTATAGTCCTGATATGGTATTTTCCCTTAACGGAGATACTGTAGAACTAAAGACCACTAGGTCAGGAGCCAAGCGCTATGTAGAAGGTAACTATCCTGAAACTTGGATAGAGTACATTAAGGGCGGTTGCTATATCCTAAACAAGACAGAGTATAACCTTTCCGTATTATACTTAGCGGAGAGACCAGTACCCAAACTAATCAGTGAGACTCTCGTCTTTGAACGTGAGGAACTGGAGGCTAACTGGTCATACATGATTAAGAGGAAAGAGATATATAGTGAAGCCCTTAAGACTAACATAGTGCCTACTCCATATATGTACTGTAAGGAGTGGGAGTGCAAGAATTGCCGCCACTCAACAATATGCTCAGCATTGAGTATTAAAGATTAGGAGATTAGTGATGACTAAAAATAAAAAAGTAAGAACAGTAGTGGAGCAGAAAATTATTGACATCATTTATGACAATATTCCTATTAACAATTTTTGTAGTAGGTGCGAGAGAGAGCTAGAGGTAGACTGGCTACTAGGTAATACTGATTCCGAAGATTGGACTAATTTAGCCAGTAAGATTTCTGACGTAGTTAAGGAGCATATCCAGCTAGCGCTAAAGGAGCAAGCATAATGATTGAGTTAGCTAGAAGTGAAAAGATTAAGGAGAGATTCGCTAAACTATATAAGGAAAAATATGGCAAGCGCCAGGATATATCAAGCGAGGAGACTAAGCAAGTAATGCACGAGGCAGCACAGGAAGTATTAAGAGAGGAAAGGGAGGAAAAGTAATTGATTGTAGCATTATGGGGGCATGAGAAATGCTGGAAGACAAGTGTAGGATTAACGTTCCTTAAGCCACTACTACATATGGACTTAGATGTAGGCGGTTTTGATAGGGCTAGCTGGCGAATGGACACAACAGGAATAGTCTCCAAGCCTTATCCTATACCTATACAGATGGAGAAACTAATAGGAGCTCAGAAAATAGGAGCAAGTATTAGGTTTCCTAGACAGGTAGTAGGATATAAGGAAGTATGGCAACAGATAGTAAAAGACTATGTAGAAGCTTGCCAAGACCCTAACATCAAGTCAATCTTTATAGACTCTGCAACTCAACTCTGGACTATCTGCCACACTAGTCTCTTACAGGAGAAACAAGAAGTTCAGTTATCTAAGGGTATTAAGGCAGACTCCTATGAGTTTAGGGAAAGACTACAACCTATGGAATTTCCTAATGATAGAATACGCAGTCTAATCTATACTGCTAGGAGCTACGGCAAGAATCTTATTATGAGCCACTACCCTAAGGACTTATACGGAGAAAAGCTAGATGAGAATGGAAAGAAGGTTGAGTATAAAACTGGAGAGATTGACCTTGATGGATTCAAGCACACTAAAGCTCTAGTTGACTTGGTTATATATCTTAGCTTTGAGGTAAGGACTAATCCAGTTACTAAAGAGCGTAAGTCAGTTCTTATCGCTAAGATAACTACTTGTGGGTTACCTGGACTAGGAACATCAGCAGTAGGTCAAGAGATAGAGCCTAGCTATCAGGGAATATTAAATTTGCAGGAAATGATGAAAGGTCAAGTGGGAGGATAATATGAAAGAAGAAATAAACTCAACTGAGTATAAAAAAGATAATATAGAGAGCAAAGGTGATATTAGTGAGCTGATAGTTCCCTCTTATATTATGTCAGATATGCTCACTAAGGTACTCAATACATACAAGTATCATCATGGTAGACTACCCAGTAAGATAGTTATACCTATGAGGAAAAAGATGCTGGATGGAAAAGAAGCTATTACTATAGAGTATAGACCAGTTCAGGAGAGTTAGGTAATTACGCTACAAATGAGGAGAGTTAGGTGATTTTAATTGATACTGCTGAACCTGAAGAATTAGAGCAATTACTGCAGCAATCAGTATCCACTACACGATTAAGTCTAAATCAAACTAAGAGAGCAGACTATTATTTTGGTGGAGCTGATGGTAAGTCTAGGCAGTTTTGTAGAGTTCAAATCAATGAGTTACTTAGTGATATGGACTCCCAGGAGCAGGAATTGGTACGGTACTATTACTCAGCTGACCAGACAGGATTGATTATTGAGGGAGTCTGTAGTCCTATGGCAATACAATTAGGTAGAGCATCTAAGGACTTAGGAATAACTGTTAGGATGAATCAAAAGGTATTAGGTAGACTACCAGCAGCAATCTTCACTTATCCTATAGCCGCTAATGGTTTCTGCTATGACTCGCATATGTATAAGGTAAGTAAGAGTATCCTTCAAGCTTGGAGGTATAGACTAGAGGAGTGTGGGATTATAGTAATAGATACAGTAAACTACATAGATACAGCTATCACTCTAGTGTCAATATACAACAACTGCCAAAAACCTGAGAGTGAACATACCACACTCACCAGATATATCCGCCCTAAGATTAGGATAGAGGAGCACAATCCGTTAGTAGAAGCTATTATGGGAGTTAGTCACGCATATAAGCTAGGGATAGGGGAAGAAAAGGCTAAAGCTATAGCCAAAAACTATGGTAGCCTTATAGACATAGTGGAGACAGAAGCTAGTGACCTATGTAAGTGCGAAGGAATCGGTAAACCAACAGCTGAGAAGATACTGAAAGCTTTAGGGAGGATATAGATGGTGAGACTACTAAGCGCTCAAAAAGATTTAGTCTATACTAGAGCAAAACTAGATGAGGATGAGGCATATGAGTTTGCATTATTTTTTCTTGAGATGGTACTAGAAATCTACCCTTCTAACCTTGACCCCAATGAGGATAGAGAAATAAGAAACTGCGCAAATGAGTGGTGTAAGGGTAGAAGGAATATTGACTAAGTAGAGACTTGGGGGGAGTAAGTAATTTGAATAAAGCTTTTGCACCTAGTTATGATAGAGACTCAAATGGATACGTAATCTTTCCTAGGGATGCTAGTTACAGAAAGACTCTATTCCCTAGACTCAAACTAGATGAGCACCCAGCTAAGGCAAACATATTCTTAGTACAGGCTTGTATAGATTATGTTAGTGAGCCAGGTGAAACTGTTATGGATGTTATGAGTGGCACAGGTACTATAATGACTGGCGCACTGATAGGCAGAAGAATAGTCTGTGTAGAGATTGAGGAGTTCTATCAAAACATTATAACTATGAACTTAGAGGATTTGGATAAGTATTCTCCAGGTAGTAAAGGTATGGTTACTATTATTCCTGGGGACTGCGCAGTAGTCCTACCCATTCCAGTAGACCATATAATATTTAGTCCACCATACTCTAATATACTAAAGAAGAAAACAGTAGACAAGTGGAGTTCAGAACACAGTATGGGTGGAACGGGTCACTACAGTAAGAGTTCTCAAAATGTAGGAAACCTTAATGACTTCCTCTATAGTGAGAAGATGAACTTGATATACAAAAAGTGCTACGAGAGCTTACATAAGGGAGGCACCTTAACTATCATTATTAAGGACCATATGGAGTCAGGTAGCCGTATATACCTATCCCGCAAAGCTAAAGAACTATGTGAGAAGATAGGTTTTGATGCTTTTAGCTGGCATAGGTGGATACCTCCAGGTAGTTCTTATGTAGGAATAAGGAGGTCAAGAGGAGAACAGGTAGTTGATGAGGAAGAGATAATCACTATGATTAGGAATAAATAATAGAGAATAAGTTAGGAGGCTTAGTTGAGTAATACTGATACACTACATAATTGGCAGTACCAAATAGTTACAAAGGATTTAAGTCCATTAAGCAAGTGCTATATAGTTCCATTAGCCGACTTCCATGAGGGAGCTAGGGATGCTGACCATGAGGTTTCGAACGGTTATATTGACTGGATAGCCGAACATGAGGATGCCTACACTTTACTTAATGGAGATATGCTAAACTGCGCTTGGAAGGATAGTTCACCAGAGCTTTTTGAGGACTTATGCACACCTGACCAAGCATATGAGAATCTTGTAAAAAGACTTACTCCTATCAAAGATAAGATACTTATGATTACTAGGGGAGGGCATGAGGAAGCTATATTTAGGAAAGTTGGTCACGACTACATGGCACAGCTAGCTCATGACTTAGGAGATATTCCATATAAGCCTGACGGAGGTATGGTAGGAATAAGACTTAAAGCTTCTGCAACAATCTCATACTGGTTTTGGATATATGCTACTCACGGTTGGGGAGGCGCTAGAACTATTGGCTCTAAGGTAAAGAAGGTAGAGGACTTATCCACAGTAGCCGAAGCAGATGTTATAGTATTATCGCATGACCACACTCAAGTAGTGCATAGGCTAAACACTCTAGTACCACCTAGCGGATTGCATATTAGTACTAAGCATCCTATATATATGAAACATAGGAGAATTATACTTATCAATACTGGTGGATTCGTCAAGTATGCAGGATATATCCAGAGGAAAGGCTACTCACCACAGGACTTAGGTACTCCTAGAGTAAGGTTAGAGGTTAAGGCTAATCACGCTGGGTACTACAAAGACTTGCACGCAAGTATATAAGGAGAATAATTATGAGATTTGACTCAACTAGTAAGGTAATTATCAGCACACTAGATAAACCTGAGGCTATAGCATTTATCAAATTCTTAGAGAGTGAGTGTATTCGGCACGAGGACGACATAGAGCAGGCTAGACACCTAATAGCTAAGGTGAGGAAGATGCTACAGGAAGGTGAAATAAGTTGAAGGTTATTTATATCGCTGGAAAGTATAGAGCGAATACAGAGTTGGAGCTGGAGAGAAACATACGACTCGCTGAGGTAGCCGCTCTTAAATGGTGGAAGGTAGGATGGGCAGTTATCTGCCCTCACAAAAATACGGCTCACTTTGGAGGACTACTACCCAATAAGGATGATGACTACAACCTATGGATTAACGGAGACTTAGAGATACTCTCTAGGTGTGACGCAATATATATGCTAAGTAACTGGAAAGATAGTAAGGGGGCTAAGTTAGAGTTAGAGTGCGCTAAGGATTTCGGATTGGAGATTTTCTATGAGGAATCTGAGATACACCATAGTTTAATAGGAGTAGTGTAATGCCAATATACTTTGGTGACAAGCAGGTAACTAAGGAACTGTTTAGACAGCAGTTAATTGATTCTCCACCTAGTGTTATAGGAATAGATATAGAGACTATATCAGTTAAGGAGAGACTACCACTAACTTTCGCCATAGCTATTTCTCCTACAGAAGCTTGGACTTTTGAGTGTTACCCTACAGCTGAGCGGGAGATAGAGTTAATTGCTCCACTACTAGCTAATCCTAATATTAAGAAGGTTATCCATAATGCACCTTTTGACTTACGTTCTTTGCCTTTGATTCCTTACTTAGAGAACTGTGATAGGAGTAACTTAGCAGATACTTTAGTAATGGCAAGACTGCTAGGATATTCCCCAGCTGACTTAGTATCCTTAGCCTCTATAGTAGGTAGGACTGCTAGTAATGCTGGTGATGTAATAGGCGGCTATGGTGGTAAGACTATGCTAGATGTTCCGCCTGAGCGAAGGGCTAGTAAGTGTGCTGAGGATGCAGAAGTAGCGCTACAGTTATACCATAGCTTCTTGCCAAAAATTAACGCTGATTACTTCTCTATAGAAATGAAGGTTATACCTATACTTATTGATATGGGACTAAAAGGAATTATGATTGACCAAGCTGAGAGGGAGAGACTCAACTCAAAAGTTGAGAATGAAATCAGCTACTACAAAGGAATATGTGACCTTGAGGGATTTAATCCCGCTAGTCCTCAGCAAGTGGGATATGTACTAGCTAAGAGAGGTAACTGGCTTCCTTTCACTAAGAGTAAGAAGAACCTCAAGACTGATGAGGAGACACTTGAGTTCTTGGATGACCCACTAGCCAGTATTATCCTTAGCTATAGAAAAATGAGTAAGGCTAAGAATACTTATCTTGACCCACTAGAGAAGGAAATCCGTTTCTATACTGAATACTACTTGGATACTGATGTAGGTAGAACTAACAGTCGTAATAGGAATATACAGAATATTCCTGACGGTCAGCGGGAGCCCTATATCAATATGAGGAGTATGTTAATTCCTGACTCTGGAGTGTTCACTAATGGAGATTTTAGCCAGGAGCATCTGTATATCCTAATGTACTTCTCAGGCGATAGAGCAATGAAGAGAGTATATGAGGAAGGCGAGTATGGTGGTGACATACACCAGTACGCTGCTGAGACTATGGAGATACCTAGGAAGATAGCTAAGACAGTCAACTATGCAGTTATATATGGTGCAGACGCTAAGACTATCTCAGCTCAGAGTAAGATTAGAGACTTAGGTAGGTGTCAGCAGTTTCTTAACTCTTGGTTTAAGGCTTTTCCTGATGCTTCTGAATGGATAAGGGAGGCTGAAACTTATGGAATAAGGAATGGTTGGAGCTTACCCACACTATTTGGTAGGAGTATTAGGCTTCCTGATGAATTTAACTATCAGGGAATACTAGACATTAACGCTAAGAAGAGGAAGGCAGTCAATTATCCAATACTGGGTTCAGATGGCGAGGTTATCAAACGTGGACTAATCCTTTGTAAGGAAAAGAAGCTACCATTATCACTGCAGGTACATGACAGTATAATGTGTGACGGAGACGTAGAGTTTCCTGTAGAGCAGTTAGAGCATATAGCTCCAGTCAGGATTCCATTTAAGGTAAGCAAAAGTGAAAGGTGGGAGTAATATGAAAAAAGAAAAGCAGAGTCAAAATCAGCTGACGGTAAGTGAGGTACAGCGGGAGTATAGGAATGAGATTAAGAGTCAGGTCACTCACCTTATAATTGAGAGCAATATGCTAAAATTATCTAAGGAGCTAAATAGGTGGAGTAAGATACAGGGTTTTAAGTGCAATTGGTCTAACACTCCAGAGAAACTTATACTAATTGTAACTGAGGTTGCCGAGGCTATGGAGGCATATAGAGTAGGAGATAAGGCAAACTTTACTGAAGAGTTAGCCGATATAATCATTAGAACGCTAGACTTGAGTGGAGGGTTAGGTATTGATATACAGTTAGCTGTGTACAATAAAATGCTAGTTAACTTCGACAGACCATTTAAGCATGGGAAGAAATGCTAGGAGGAAAAATAATGATTAGAACAGTTAATCCTATAAAGGCTGGAAGGCTATACGGTAAGTTTACACCTAGTGTGGCAAAGGAAGTAAGGCTAGTTGATAGTAAGGGAAACATAACAATGGTGAGTATGAACAGGAGAGATAGGCGGAGGATACTCAAAAAGGTTACTGTGCCTACTCCTGCTTCTCCCTTACACAATTCTCCAGTACAGCCTCCTGAATCTCAACCTGAAGTAACTCCAGAATAGTAGGAATTAAGTTTTCCTTACCGAGGTGAATCAGTATATCTGCAATCTCGGTAAGGTTTCTTATTGTCTTAAGTTGTTCAGGTAGCCACTCATTTTCTAGTATACTCATCTTATACTTCTTATTCTCCTTGCTGGTTTTCGATGTACTCACTGCCCCAAAAGAAGTGACCATGAATAAATCCTATAGTATATCCAGCCATAATTATCAGGAACCACTTGTAGCTAACCAAGTCGCACAATCCTAAGAAATATCCACCTGTGAATATACTCACAAGAACTAAGTATTCAAACCTATGATACAGGTCCCTACTAATATAAGTCCAAGGTCTACCACCAATTAGACTCCAGAGTTTTTTGTAAGGGTTATACTTTAGCCACTTTTTCCAGTTCATGTTATCCTCCTAACTCTTAGATTGCTTGAGACTCGTACTACTAGTATCACTTATGTAGCCTACCCTACCCTGCCAAATAGTCCAAACCTCATTACGCTTTTCCTGAGCGTCTGTCCTAAAAGAAGTAGCCATAGCAAGGTGTTGGTATGCTATACTAATATACCTGTCAGCTTCTTGTATGTACCTGTCAGCTTTACCTTGCCGCCCAGCCGCCTCAGCGATATAGCCTTCCGCTTGACTAACATATCGGTCAATCCTCTGTAGTCTAGCCATAGCCTCACTAACTCTTGCGTTAGCTTCATCAGTAAACTTACTTGCTTTAGCTATAAAGGATTCCGCTATACCCTGACTCCTAAGAGCATATGTAGCGTGATTCTCAGGAACATTAGCCCCTACATTAACTGTATTGAGGTAAGCATCACCATCAGTCAGATACTTATTTACACTAGGGGCGGATGCTCCAGTAAGGTACGTGTCTACATTAGCGGAACCTAATGCAGTAATCACTGCATCTAAGGCGGTCTTAGCTGCATCTAAGGCAGTCTCAGCTTCTGTATGGGAGGTGCCTATACTAGCATTACCTAGCGCAGTAGCTGCAGCTCCTAGTGCTGTTTCCATAGCAGTATTTACTGCGGTACAGTTATCTAGTTCTGTTCTAGCGCTAGCAAAATCTGTAGCTGCTTGCTGGTCATACTTATAAGCTTTGTTAAATAGCAGATATGCCTCAGCCAGTTGGCATACTGTTTGGTCAAGGAAGCTGGGATATGTACTAGTGGAGTTAGTTGTTGGCTCTGTATGCTGGGCATGATACCTTACCACTAGATGATTGGTATCGCTCATTTGCTCTTGGTCACTAGCTTCTCCACCCTCAATAGTTAGTAGGTTACCGAATACTCCATAACTGATAGTATCCTGTGGAATGTTACCTAGAGGATACTCTATCTCTAAGACACTAATTAGGTCAGTTATATCACTCAGGTCTACAGTTATTTGACTCTTAGTATAGCTAACATAGTATTCTGTACTAGCCGCCATAGTGCCACCAGTTATTAGCTTAAGGCTACCATTACTGTAGTCTATCTCATAGTCAGTATCACGAGTATATGTAGTTGTCCCCGCAGTATTCTTTACTGTCTCACTACCCTTCTTAATAGGTTTATAATCTAAGAATACCTTTCCTGTAGTAGTGTCACCGTATCCAATATTCAGTACATCACCAGCACCATTACCTGCAATATTAGTAACTGTGATAGACTCTACATACTTGAAATTCTTAGTTCCACTGATACTAAGAGTACTACTCTTCGTCCAGAGGAGGACTTCGCTAATCCCCCTGCTGTTCTCGTCTAAGCCTACTATTGTGAGTACCAGCAATGTCATACTTGCATTAGCATCAGTTATACTCGCCTTAAGAGGTCTAGGTAAATCAGGTTGTCCAGCTATCGTACAAGTGTCTCCAGATACTGTAGCAGAGATATCCTTAGCGGCAACAATGGCATTGGTAGATGTAGTAGCAAGAGTAGTTACTGACTCACTAGTAACCGTAAAGTCTAGAGTTATTTCCTTAGTCTTTTCCCTAGGGGCAACTCTTGACAAGTCTGCTACCGCTCTGATTACAGCTCTATCAATTTCATTATCAGACCAGTAGGAGCCTCCATCCGCTAGGTCACTCCTTATAGCAGTTCTAAATTGTACTAATGTATAATCACTCATAGTATTCCTCCCAGTACTCTTTACTTTAGCCAGTACTAATACTAACCACTCCTCCATTATTCCACCATTGACCAACTACATGAGGGTCAACGGTTGGTAATAAATCTGAGTAGCTATTTAATATAGTTATTATATCACTAGCAGTTAATGCTACTACTCCTCCAGTACTCTTTCTTCCTAATATAGAACTTGGCGATACATACACTCCAACTGCGCCTTCTTCACTAGATGCTAGTAGTACAATATAGTAATCCACCATAGTCTCTAATATGTCTAGCTCCTGATTAGTAGTTGTAGCTTCTCTAGTATCTAACTCTTCCTGCATATCAGAGCTAACTGAGATACTATGCATCAGGGAATCAGGAATATGTAGTTCCCTTTTTTCTAGAGACTTCATTCTACTTGTAGTATCCATACTTTTCCCTATATTATATCCCCTATGTATTCTCCACCTGCGTGCTGCTTCACCCACTCTAAGTATTCATCGCTAGGTGCTAATGCGCTAGCTGGATTCCTAAGAGTTATTGGTAGTTTATATGAGGAGTCAAAACCACCCAACTGCATTTCTAGTGTATAAGTGCCTGGTGACCACCTATGTATAAGACTTGAGACTCTAGCATAATCACTCATTTCTGGTAGTAGGATAGATTCTATGTATACAGTTTCCGCCATAGTGCCACAAACTACTAAGTATATATGACCTGACACATGAAGTATACTTGTCTTTGCACCTATCTCAGTACTTATTTTCCAAGCATCATGAATAGTAGAACTGACTACTCCAGCATCGCTAATATGCCTTACCTCAAGAGTAGTGTAATATGGTGATGTAGCACCGTAGCTATGACTGCATATATAGTAGTCACTGTATGGCAACTTTATTACATCATCAAGTCTTGCTACGCTATATCCTGAATTATCTACATTATCAAGTAATGAGACTACTCCTGAGGTGTTCATTCCAATAGTGTAGACTTTTCCACCTGGAGTAGCGCTATTAAAATAGACTGCCCAAACTCCACTAGTTACCTCAACAATATCAGGGTATACTTCTATACCGTATCCTGTACCATGAGTATAGAACTGTAGAGTAGAGGTAACTGCGGCAGCTATATTTCCTGATCTATCAATGTTTATCGAGTCAGCTTGTCCATGAGCATAGACAACTACATAGCCACTCATAAGAAGTTTGTAGTCCCCTACGCCTGACATCCATCTTAAATAGCTGTGAGACTTACCAGAGTCTACGAATAGTGAGTCTATACTAGTACTCATGTCACCAGTACTAGGGTTAATTGTTAGAGTCGATACTTGGATGCCATAGGAATCAGCATAACTTCCACAGTATGCTAATGCCCAAACACTTCCTGATATATTTAGGAGCCTAGGATAACTGTCGTATCTACCACCAGATATATGAGTATCTAATGCAGACTTAGTAATAGTTCCGTCTGCAGCTATAGAAAAGGTTATCATTTTAATACACGGAAAAGAAGTTCCTCCCATAGCCCATACACAAGCAAAGACATTACTAGAGGTCTTTACAAGGTGTGGCTGGTCAAATCTATCATCGGATGCTCCAGTTGTTAGTTGCCAGGAATCTATCAGTGCGTCACCAAGTACTCCAGCTGATGTGCAGGAAAATGTAACTACATATCCTGTCAAGTTATCCGTTATTAAAGTGACATAAGTATCTCCTGATACGTGTAATAGGTTACTATATCCAGAGTGACCAAATCCTAGTGATAAGGTGTCTATCCATGATTTAGTAATATCTCCTAACGCCATAGTATATCTCCTAGCCTACGTGCCTCTAGTATCATCCACTACCACCTTATCTAGTAACTCCACGCTTATATCATGAGGCACTATTAGTCTATCCAGAAGCCTAGCCATCCTAGCTTTCTCTAGTAGTGCACTTGCTCTATTATTAGCGTCTACTTGGTTGTCTATACTAGGTGCTACATGATACGCTGTAATTTCAGTATACTCATCTTCAGCAGTAGTGTCCTCCGCCTCCGCCGTTATTAGGTTAGTCCAAGTACCATCCTCATTTTGGTTAGCATATACTACATAGTGATTGGGTAGTAATACTGTGTCTACTACATTATGCTCAAAGAAGTAGTGAGCCTGATAACTGTAGTATGTTTGATTCACTGTATCTGTAGTTTGCGGAAATACTACCTTAAACTTGAGGTCACTCTGAGTTATTAGCCAACACTTAGTCATAGCCATTAAACTCTGTATTACGTAGTTCATACTCTCAAAAGCCTGGTTCTGATTATACTTCATAATAGGAATGAATGAGTTAATTATACTATCATCCTGCGCTCCTAATGGCTCAAGTGTAAACGCTAGTCCAGTATCAGTTGCTAACTTGACTTCTATTAAGTCCTCTAATAGTTCATACACAGTCTTAGTAGACTCACTTCCATCATAGTAAGGTGGGTCACCTATATGTAGGAGTATCTCACTCATCATAGCCCATGCGCCTTCTAAGTATAGCATGGTAACTAGTCTACCCTCTTTACTAACACTTATCTGCTTCTTGACCCATAGTCTAGGAGTATATAATACTTCTGGAGTTCCACTTATAGTGTAGCCGTATCCTATCTGAGTCCAGCATCCTCTTAGTGCAGTATTTACTCCTAAGTCACTGTTATCCAAGTACACTGTAGCGTACTCATTATAGACTTCCTCATTATGCTCTATTTGTAGTACTCTACTACTATAGTCATACTCAGTAGCACCAGCTAAGGATGACGTTAGCTTGAACTCTATATACGGAGTATAGCTAGTCTTTACCTGCTCGGTAGGAAGATTTCCTGTTAGTGTTCTCATATCATCCTCACACAGTGATACATAAGTATTAGTCCTAGTATCCAGCAAAGCCACATAATGATAAACTCTGTCAACCCATCTACTAGAAATTCAGGGTAGATTTTCCAGTACTCATAAATCAATCTACTTAGTTCTAGTATTGGATATAGTATTAGAACTAGAGCTAAGAGATATAGTAACTTATATAACACTATAGTTCTATCTCCTTGCCGCAAGGCTTAGGCACTGGCTCATCGTGATAGCAGATATGCCACTTAGCCGTTGTAGACTTTTCCTCGTTAGTCTTACCTGAATTAATCAAGCTTGTTGAAGCCTGTGCTAATTTGATTTCCTTAAATAACTCAGGGTGCGCTTTTTGAACTTCCCCAATAGTAGTCATTCCAGGGAAAAAATAGTCTACTGTTAATCTTATTCCTGTCATATTATCCTCCTATACTCCGAATAGGGGTCTTTCTCGCTGGTAGATTTGGGCTATATTTGAGGCAGACACAGCGCTATTGTAATGCCTATATAAATATTCTGAGCAAGTCATACCATACAGACCATCCTGTGAAAATAAACAGTATTTTTGAGTAGGTTCATATGTGATTGTGTTTGACAACGGAACTGGATTTCCAATTAACGCACCATTGCAGTAAAACCGTACATTCGCTCCATCCCATGTTATAGTATGAAGATAAGGTTTACCAACATTAATAGGGAAAGCGCTCGTACTCTCAATATACTGTCTTCCTCCCGCATCACAGTTAACATCCCATCGTGCTAATTTAGATGGACGCATATAAATAGTACTTATCCCCAAAGTCCCCAAATTAAGATAAAGCTCATCATTAAAAGGCTCATTACTTTTAGACCAAAAAATAAGAGAGAGACTTGTTAATGTACGCAGGGAAGGAGTATCAGCAAAATTTATCTTGTCATCTACACCATCACTGCTTAATCCCCACACTCCACTTGGCAACTGTTCCCAAGTAGCACCGTAGATTGTGCCGTGATTACCATAACCTGACCTGTCTCTTATAGTTGTTGAATAAGCGTCATCTTGTCCTGGTAACCATAGGACACAGCCGTCACCAGGTCTAGGTGACCATAGACTAGTTCTAGGCGCTATTATTTCAGGATGCTTAAGTAGTAACTCTTTCATGGCTTACTCCTATAACTGGAATCCTGAAATCTCTATAATATAGTCATCGGTAGCAGTCTCATTAGTGAAGTCATCCAGAGTCACTAATACTCCATATATATCATCAGCGCTACTACCACACTTAAATAATAGAGGTAAGCTTCCAGGATAAGTTCCTGGAACTAATGTAGTTTCTGAGTATCCTCCAATATCCATCAATGCTGGCATAATAACTGTACCCTGCCACTTAGCTGTATCAGCTGCTACGACTCCTGTGTTAGCCACATTATCATTAAGGTTACAAGTAGGTAGTGCATTATACAACTGCATTGCTAGTCTCTGCACTTGGGAGCTAGTTTCTATCAGTATCTTAATTTTACTAATAAGGAAGTATGCTCCATTAGCTCTAGCTATTGCGGAGAATAGCCATGAGGTGCCTGTAGTGGCGTGTTCTGAGATAACATCTAGGGCAGTGTAATTACCTGCGGCAGCTACAGGTTTAGTAACACTTACTGTCTTGCAGATACCTAATACTGATAAATCCTTACACGCCCAGTTAGTTCCATCATAGGTAACATATAGTAATCCAGTATCATACTCATAGAATGTACTACCTACTGGTACGATTGAGGCGTCAATATGATTGTTCTCAGTGGTAGGCTTAGTATCTGTGGAAGATCCAAAGTACCTGTTAGTATGTACTGAGTGCTTTAGTACTGTCATTTGATTTACCTCCTCTTTTCGGTAACCTAATATTTAGCTTTCTATCATAGTGATTTCTTAAACCTTACTGCTGTTTGCCAAAGCTTAGGGACTTGCCGCTCTTCTCCCTAGCTATACCATAGGCTTTTCCGCTACACCACTTTTGCTTATTAGACTCATCCACATCAGTACCCTCTGGTATAGGCTCTCGCATACATTGGGCTATACTTTGACTTATCGCCTCCTGAATACCTGTCTCAGGAGTATCTGGCATTATCTTATCAACTTCTAGTGGCATGGAATCCTCCTTATATTATTGGACTAGAGGGGAATGGCAACTTATCCCCTCTAGTCCCATAACCTTTATTTAACCTTAGGCTTCTCTTTAACCTTACCTAACTTAACTAGTAATTCTTTAGCCATCTTTGCCTCCTTATCCTTTTCCTTACTCTATCTTCCTAACTGCAGCATAATCTCAAGGTCACCGTATCCACTAACTGTTCTTGATGTTAGGTATCCTACAATATGCTTGCTATAGGAGTCTGCCAGTGCAATACAACCATCAGTGTGCAGTTGCGCCATACGCTCATTTGCTGAGTCCCCAAAGTAAGCAGTAGGAGTGATGATACAGCGCCCCCAGGTCTGTACCCAGCCAAAGTATCCTGAGGTAAATGTATTAGTAAGAACTGCACCAACTGCTGAAACGTAGGTAGAACCCTCAGCAGCGGCATCTTTTAATTGGGAGTATATAGACGCATAAGCAGTGACTCCAGAGCCACCTGTAGCAGCTGTAAGAGTACCATCAGTAACATATGCTGCTGTAGTACCAACTGTCAGAGCTTCCTTAAGAGGCGCATCTAGGTAGACTCTAGTATATGGAGTAGTAGTAATTTCGCTCCCGCAAATTCTATACTCCCTATATCCAAGTGTTCCGTATACTGCCAGCATACCATCCTCAAAAAAGTTTTCAGCGTATACGGTAGTGCGAATACCAGTACCTGACGCAGCAATAATAGTCCAAAGGTCTACATACTCCTGACCTGCAGATGCTGCAGCATAAAGATTACCCTCAAAGCCATCATCAGCTACATATCCAGTTACTGCACCCTCGGCATTAGCATTAACTACCATTCTAGCCAAAGGTACGTTAGTACTTGTAGCTCCCCACTTACCATACCTAAACACTCTGCCGTCTGCATACTCAAGTTTAGTGCCAATAGGAAAGATTTGGGTGGAGCTTTCAGCATATATATCAGGTTCTCCAAATCGCATCCTGCCACCTATAATATTACTAGGTAGCCATAGACTTGCTCCATTCCTATTGATTATTTTATGTACTGCCTTATGAATAGTAATAGCCATCTTATTTATTCCTCCGTTAGAGTCCTTACTCTGGACTCCCTATAGAGTTTTAGGAGGGAGAAGAGTATTTCTACTTTTTTATTTTCTCCCTCCGCATCCACTAGGGAAAACTCTAAGTTACCTTTTACCTTATTCTTATTACTCTACTTAGGATTATGCAGTGATTGCAGCATCAGTAATATCAAATATACGTCCTAAGCAAAGTGTAGAACCCAGTAGGACTGTGCCGTAGGTTACAAGTCTAATACCACCAGCATCAAAATCCTCAAGTTCAGCGAATGGTACTAACTTATACAAGTCACCCTGACCTTCAGTACCACCATAACCAAAGCAAATGCCAGGCTCTCTAGCCATAACATCACCGAACTTCACTCCAAAGATGCTATAGCCTGCAGTTGAAGAGTACTTAGCTCTAGCATTGGAGCTTGCTCCAGTTCCTGTACCATCCTCTTCCTTAACTAAGTAGTCAGTACGGATAATAGGAATACCCATAAAGTACATGATTGGTTTACCTATATCACTCAGACCTCTAGTCAAAAGGCTAATATCCCCATGAACTATAGTCTGGAGCGCTTCACCAGTGTCAGTGCGGAAGCCATATTCAGCATACGCTTGGTCAAACCTAAGTGCTAAGGTAGGACTCATCCACAACTCATCAATACCATGCTTCATAGCGTCTATCATGCGTCTGAGAAGTATAAGAGACAGTGCGCTTGTAGCACAGTCAAGATTTAAGTCCGAGTAAGTCGTGGTAGCTGCAGCATTAGGAGTACCCTTCTCAGCAGCTAATGCATGAATACCATCCCACTGTGAAGGAGAGCCTCCATAAGTATAGTCTCCATATACGAATCTATCACCTATTTTGCGTTTGAGACCTTTCTCACTTTCAAGTAAAACCTGAGCCTTATAATCATTATAGGTGCTGTAGATACCCTCTACAAAGTGGTCAAGTTTCCTCTGCACATAGACTCTTCGCAGTGTGCTTTCTACCTCAGTATACTCAACATCGTCACTCCAAGTCAGCTGGTCACCTATATCAGTTTCAGCTACTGCATCCTCTACAGTAGTCTTTTCCCGAAGCCACTCAATTTTCTTTCCTGTACCAGACGCCTGAGCTACAGGAGTCCTTTCTACAGGATTATTCCTTTTTACATCTTCCTCAAAAACTCCAGGAATCTTAGTGCTACTAGTGAGTTTCTGAGCTTCCGCAAGAGTTTTCCAATGTCCACCTGAATCAGCCATAATAGCTTTACCTCCTTAATTATTTTGATTTTTCGTCACTGGATGTTACTTTAATTCCATAGCCACGCTTTTCTTCAGCTTCCTGCATTATCCTCTTAGCTCTATCAAGAGGACTTTCAGGAGTCTTAGCCTGACCTCCAGCGCCTCCTCCACCTACAGCAAAGTTTCCTACTCCTTTGCCTCCACTTACAGCTCTGAGAGCCTCCTCATAAAGGTCTAGCTGCTCCAGAGTCTTGTCCTTAATAACCTCAGGAGAAATGTTGAAGGTTCCTGTAATAAGGCGCTTCCTATAATCTAGTGCCTTACCCCTCAAGTCCTCATGAGTCTTATTAAGAGCCTCCAGTTTAGCCTTCGCTTCCGCTAATGCTGTTGATGCACTAGCACTCTCTTTTAATTGCTCTTCAAACTTCTTAATAGAAGCCTCTGAAGCAAAGAGCTTGGTGGTAGCCTCATCTACTTGTTTCTTGTATGTAGTCTCAGTATTATTCCAAGTAGTCTTAGCCTCACCATACTCCTTCTCCAGACCCTCAGCTCTAGCCTTTATAGCCAGTAAGTCTTTCTCTGGTACTAACTTACCTTCGTTTCCGCTAGGTTGAGTCTGATTTGCTTGGTCACCCATATTATCCTCCTAACTAATTAGAGGGTATATTTAGTTTCTTGTCATACTCCTCTAATTATTATTATACCATTACTAACCACTCATGTCAATACATATAAGATTTATAATATAATACAATTATGTTATATAAGATTATTATTTATATTTTCACTAGAGTATACCTCCGTAATATATTTTCTACTACTTATATAGGATACTAGTCTTATCTATCTCCCAGTTATCTACCATAGCCTGAGCTGCAGCAGTCTTAGGAGAACTAGTGTAGCCAAAGACATATAGCCAGAAGTCTAGTGTAGGAGAAGCTTGACGCATACGAACTCTTGCGTCAGTTAAGTTACTCTCCCAACCTGAGATTAGTTTATTACCATCAGGACCTAAGATATTTCGTAGCTCATCTTTTCTCATTGATGTAGTAGTATCCGCATAATACTCAGCAATTAAAACTCTCTGCTCATCAGTATAGCTTTCCAGCATTATTCTACTTATTGCTCGGTAACCCCTGAGATACTTGTTACTAGCATCCTTAAATACAGTTTCCATAGGAGTCTCATAACGTCTGATATATGAGTCAAAGTCAGATAACTGCTCAGGTGTAAGTGCATTACGAACTGCTTCTCTATTGAGCCAGAAGCCTAGGTAATCGTAATCCTCCTCACCAGTATAAGGGTCTTTCTTCTTCTCTAACTCTATTGAGAAGTATAAGTCAAGTGCCTCATCCTCAGGTGACCTAGAACTGGGAGTTATAAATCCTTGTTTTCTAGCTAACTCAGCTTGACCCGCAGGAGTCATAGCTTCGATAGCATCCTTATATTCAGGATTAGACTCCAAGCTATCGGTTTGAGTGGTATACTTAGACCAGTTGACTGAGTACATATCACGCCACTCAGCTCCAGTATAGTGATTAGTTGATGTAGGAGTTAAAAAGCCAGCATCTATATCAGTTTGGTTAGTTATCCTCTCATTCTGATACTGCTTTACGGTATCCCAGTATTTAGTAATCTTGCCCTGTAGGTCACTAATCTCAGGCGGTGCTAGTATTTGACCCCTACCAAACCAAATACGCCACTGCCACATATCATTAAGTGTAGTGCGTAAGTCTAAGGGTAAGCCACCCACTACATCAGTAGGTCTAAGGTTATGCTTCCATAGATAATCTTGGTACTCTTCACTCATACCTAATTGTTCTTCAAATATTTGAGTTACCTGCTTATAAGCATCTAGGTACTCCTCTTCTCTAAGTCTAAACTGGGGGAACTGAGTTCTTAGCGCACCGTATACTGCAGCTTTTTTAGTAGCCTCAGCCCATACAGCAGATTCCTCTTCAGTAAGGGTAACCTTATCTCTTAGCTTATTCCATAGGTCTACACCGCTTTGTCCTCCAATAAGTTTCCCTCCAGCTTCTACCTGCATGGCAGAAACTTCTGTAGCGATATAGTAATCATTAAAGTTATCATGGAAGAGCTTAGATTTAAGGTTATTAGCAGCATCCTTTACACCAGGTATAGGAGAAGCTACTAATAAGTCGAGACCTAACCTAGCATATGGAGGAATAAAACCTCCTAACTCGGGAGGTCTACCAGATAATACTGGACTAAGGTACGCTATACCAGAGTAAAGAGCATTAGGATAAAATCCATACCTTTGCCAAAAGTCAAGTCCCTCTCCCATCCAGCCTAAGTTCTCATAGTAGCTTTTGTAGTCGTGTCTAGCTAATCCAAATGTAGCTCCAAATGCGCTACCCACAAAAGGATTAAGGTCTAGGTCAGTACCAGGAATATGTACGTAACCATTTTCACTGTAGTTATTATACTTACCCCAAGCAGCAGCTACTCCAGGATGCCTAATAAAGGTACGTGGCAGGAATGTCCAGCGGTATGTAGCATATGTCCAGTAAGGAAATACTGTTCTCATCATAGCATCTACTAAGTTTTGATTAGAGTAATCAGCAAACGCTTTATAGTAATCCTGGTGCGCTAGTCGATTAGCACTCTCTCTAATAGCTTGGTACTCCTGCTTACCAACAGTAGGTGTAGGTGATATGGGATGAGCTATCCTATCTTTAAGAACCTTGGATGGAATTATTAGTTCGGACTCCTCTACTGAGCAGATAGAAACTACATCCTCAACCTTGATTACTACATTATCTATACTAGGAGCTACATCAGTCCAGGAATTCTCATAAGCCTTCGCTATGCGTCTACTACTAGTAATGTTGGTAAACTCCCTATCCACTGCACGCTTACCCGCCATACCTCCACCTCTGAATATCCTAATATATCCTGATGGATACTGCTTACGGAGGGTGTCATGCACTATATCTAGGTATCTCTTGCTACTAACTGATGCCTCTCCAATGACTTGTAGGTACTCATCTTTAGGCTCTCTAAACCACCTGTTAATTGCTTCATTAAGGTTATCTAAGTATAGACCCTCTCCAACTCCTTCTGGAATAGATACTGATTCAGAAGCTTTAGATATAGTATTCCATATTTTATTTATATCATCAAAGTTAGGAGTCACAGGAACTTCGGATAACTTAGAGTACTCAGGCACCTTTCCTTCTTTAATAAGCCTCTGCAATTCCTCTTCCAGCTTCTTAGTCTCAGCTCCTTCTACTATATGCTCACCTAAGCCTATATCTACTGTAGGTAATCTATCAGTGAAGATTTCTTTACTCTGATTACCTATACTATCTATCCAGGAGTGTAGTAGTTTCTCATCATTAGGTGAGAGCATTTGAGTCTGCTTGAGATTTATTAGTTCATTCTTGAGGGACTCCGACGCCAGTAGAATCTTTTGCTCATCTATATCAGTTTCAGGATTCATATTTACTGCTTCGAGTATCTCATCATATACTTTACTAATCTTATCCTCAGTAAAGCCTCGGAATACATCAGGTCTACTATCTGCCTTCTGCTTAACCATCTGCACAAAGGACTCCTTAAATTGAGTCAATGCAGTATTATCCATAAGACCAGTAGTAAGGTTATCCACGTTACAGCCAAAGACTTTAGCTATATCATCAGGAGCAAGAGCACGACTACTAGCATCTACAGGAGTTAACTTCTCTTGAGGAAGCTTACTATATAGTCTTTGGAAGTTCTGACCAGCTAAGAAATCTTGTCCTAAGAATACTGCATTTTCTTTTCTATACTCAGACCACAGAGCTTGGCGCTCAGCCCACATAGCCTCGGAGACCTCTCCAGCTCTCTCAGCTCTAGGTTTACTCCAGTATGTATCTAGTATATCCTTATCAATCCTAAGAGTATTATTCCTTAGCATTATGCGATTCTCAAAACCTTCTATTAACTGTATCATAGCATCTGACTGCTCAGGAGTTAAGTGGTTAGTATTAGCAAGTATCTTACTCTTAACTCGGTCCAACTGAATACTTACAGAATCAGCATTACGAATCATATCGTCTCGCTGAGTTCTCCAGAGTTTATCTATAGCTCCCCACTTACCTGACTTCCTCAGTAGTGATGCCTCATCAAAGGTATGGGTCATCATAATACTAGGCAAGTTGGATGAGTTAAGACTCATACTATAGTAGGTCTGGAATACACTCATGAGGTCATCTGAGTTCTCAATAGTAGTGGAGTCTACTTGGTTAGCAAGGTACTCAAAGGAATCTACTAATGACTGTGGCTTAGTACGTAAGTCTTTGATAGACTCTGCGGACAGGTTCTTAGCGAAACTTACTATATCAGTCATTGCTTTACCAGTAGATACTTGCTCCTCAGCTAATGCTAATGACCTAGGAGTAAATTCTGTGTGACTGCGGAGAATCTTCATAACTTCGCCAGTCATCATACTACCATTACTAAGACTCTCTTTAAGAGCCACTAATCCAGTTAGGTTATACGGGTCACTAAGTAGTGCATACATGACCTCACTTTCGAGTCTATCAGTTGTTAGTAGACTCCTAGTATTAGATACCTTAGGTGCTCCCTTAGTTAAATTAGTGACCACCTTTATTACATCCTTACCATTTACGTCACTAAGTAGTTCTGCTAAATGCTGAGCCATCTTCTTGGTGAGGAAGTTGAGTCTAATAGTATTTCCCCAAGAGTTACTTAGTGCTATCCACTTCTTACCAGACCACTCCAAAAAGTCTTTACCTGCTAGCCACTTAGGAGTGTGTAGCTCTACTGTAGTCATACTAATACGGATAGTCTCAGGAATCTTCCCAGGTAGGAAACTTATAGCATTAGACTTAGGTACTCCCACCATTTGAGCAGTATCACTAGCCTTAGCGGAAATTCCCTCCATTAGTTCTCTAATTTCTGTATCTACTGGTAAACCTTCAAATATTCTCTTAGCTACCCATATCTTAGCCGTACCTGGAGTGACTCCTTCAAGTAAGCTTATTCCTATACCCTCCAAAGCGTTCCAGATAGGATAAGCTGCTGTGCCTAAGTAAGCTTCTGCCATAGGACGAACAAGGTATCTATTCATAGCTACATTAAATTTACCCTTAGTCCAGCGGTCAGTATAATCTTGTAGCCCATATACTACACCTGATAAGAAGTCTCCCTTACCTTTAGTAGACTGCAGCATCTTTTTAGCTAGACTTGTTTGGTTATTCTTTAGGACTTGTAGTCCTGTTAGTAGTGGGTCAACAGAGGAGTTCTTAGCAGCATTTACAGCACTAAGAGACTTCCTGATATACTTACTGGTATAAGCTTTCGCATCTTTAATAATCTTTGATATTACCTCAGGAGTATCATCAGTTACACCCATTAGTCCAGCTAGTATCTTAGCGGCAGCTTCTTCAGGTAACTGCTTATTTACCATTTGAGCTAGAGTATCATTAAATACTTTCGCTACTCCTTGGTCGGCTAGTATATCATCTGTAACTTCTTTAGCTAACTTAGGGTTAATCTTCCTAGCCCACAATACTATTTGGTCGGGCTCTAAGTTATCAAACTGAGACAATGCTCTACCTAAGTCTATCAGAGCTCCTTTACCTTGAGGATTAGTAGTATACGCTTCTATAGACTGAGTAATGGCTTTCTCGAAATCTTCAACAGTATGACGTAACTTACCTGGAGAAACTAGGTCCATAGCTACATAAGCGTTACTCATTACATCATCTACTTGTTTTACTATCTGCTGATTAAATGACTTCGGTACCCTGCTTATAGCTGTCTTAATAAAGTCAAAAGGAATATCCATAGCATGATACATTCCCTCATTAACTTTAATCATTGCTCTACTTATACTCTTTAGTCCTATCTTATTGGCTATTGCAGCTGGCTTAGATAGTCCCCAGCCAGGAATATATGTTAGAGGGTCAGTAACTAACTCAATAGGAAGTTTTCCATACCAAGGCATATTCCACTCATTATAAGTTTTTCTAGCAGCGTTCCATACCATTCCTGGAGAATAAGGTTGAGACTTAATGAGTGCATCAAACTTAGTCTCAAACTCCTGCTTGCCAGGAAATATATTTTGGAAAAGATTAACTGATAAACCAGCCAGCGGTGTACTTACATTTTCTATATAAGGTTGCATGAGGTCACCAAGTGCTAAGAATGGGGAAAGAGCAGAAGCTTTAAGTCGCTCCACTAAAGAAAGTTTAGGTGTCTCCCACTCGGATACTCCAGCCATAACATCTTTAATTTGCTGGTCACGCTCCTGCATCATTCTACTATACTGTTCTATAATAGACTCAAATGTACCTGCCTTTTGGACATCCTCTTCAGTAAGACCCATAAGTGTCATAATCTTTAGAGCTTCAGTATCACTCATACCCAAATCTTGCTCAGCAGTTGATATTATCCTTAGAGCCTTACCTATTTCCTCTACAGTCATAGTGTTAATAGTCTGCATAGGAACTGAAGTCCTCACACCTTCTAGGAAGTCTTTAATCTGCTGCTGTTCTTCCTCTGTGCCCTCAGCCCAAGAAGGGGAAGTAGGTAATTGCTGATATGTTAGTTTCATCTGGTCAATAGCAGTTCTAGCGGAAGCAATATCCTGCTCAGTAGGATTATACTCAGACTTACTACCGAAGGTTTCATACCAGTCCTCATAACTAGAGATTTTCCCCAACTTAACTAATTCAGGTGCCGTGTTATATAAGTCAGTATACCAGTTAGACTGATGTAGGTTAGTCTCAGCGACTACAGCTAGATTACGCTCAGCCTCAGGGTAGAGTGTTCCCACTTTTTCTTGGAACTGCTTAGTTATCCAATCCTGCTCAGACTTACCCATACTAGCCAAAGGAGAGTAAGGCTCTGCTTCTCCAGTAGCCATTTCTCTAGTTCTAGTCATTATTCCAGCCGCAACTATAGGGGGAGGCAATATTGCGGAGGGAACTTTGCTAGTACCTATATATTGCTGACTCTTATACTTAGTGAATAGTGTACCTAGCCAGCCTAGCTTACCTGAACTAATTGCCTCTACACTCTTGGAGTAATTCTCTCGTCTAGTAAATAGCTCCTGCTGGTATCCTTTAGCTTTATCTTGCCACTTCTTTAATTCTGCTAAGAAAGTATCACCATTAGCCATTATATTCTCCTTAAGGAAAATTATTGCACTGGAGTAAGGTTCTGACCACCATTAAGTAGTCGCTCTCTATTGGGTTGAGTCTGAGAAGATACAGGAGGTTGCTCACTAGCAGGTGCTTGCGTCTGTTCCTGCACACCTAATTGACTCTCTATATTATTAGCAGCAGCCTCATATAACCTAGCAGCTTCTGGTTGATTAGTCTTACGTAAATTTACTGCCTCCTGTCTAAGTGAAAGGATAAGTGAAATATAGCTACGAATAGGATGTAACTCAGCTTTGTCCGCCATAACCTGAGCCTTTTCTTCCATAGGATTCTTAATCTCAGGGAAGAGTTCCTCAGTTACTCTAGTGGAGCTTAGTCTATAGTCGGGGTCTAGCATACGAGCTACAGTAGCTCTTTGTATTATATCTCCTGGTATACGTATCTCGTAACTTGCAGTCACTTGCATAGTTTCGGGAATTTCTTTAGGGTATGCTATACCATAAGGCTTTCCACCATGCTTACGAATAAGGTCTAGCCAGAAGTTATCTATATCTGATAGTACATCTATTACTCCTTGATGGAAAGGTTGCGCCATTTGAGCGGCACCTGAGGCTACCTGACTCATAGTATATGCAGTCATATTACTAGCATTAGCTCCATATAGTGCCCAGGGTGGACCTGCTCTTTGTATCATAGCCTCCAAGTCTATTTGGGTACTCCTAAGTTCCACAGGTATAGGAGGCACTGGTAATGTTCCTATCTCATCATTAGGTCCTAGTCTAGCAATAAAGCCACGCTTGTATAAGTCCTCTTTCTTTAGGATAGGCTTAGTACCAGAAGTTTTCTCATACCATCTAGCTTGAGCAGTATCCCGTAACAACTGCATTGAGAATGTCCACCACTTATTCATACTACGATAGACTCCCTCAGCGGTAGCTACAGAACTCTGACCTATCTCACCTTTCCAGCGTTCAGCATCCTCGGTAATTATTCCTGTATCAGGTAGTCCACCTACTGGGGCAGTAAATATAGGTATTCGGGAAAATTTTGTCTCTGCTGTTGGCGGCTTAACAATTACTCTATTTAAGGCTATAGTATTTACTACAGTTATACCATCATCAGCTATATACCAGTAATCATATAATGTTTGGTTAGTAGTTATCCTCTCTATACTCCACTTATTTCTAGCCACCATACGAATAGCCGCAGAGGGAGATAGTGTCAATATATGAGCACACTCCACTAACTGGTCATCCCATGCAGGATATACAGTAGCAGGATTCCAAAGTTCAGCAATACACCTAGAACCATCTAGGCTAGTTGTAGCAAATACTGCATACCAACCAGTAGCTAGCATATAACCAATAAGGTCACGTAGCCAGCTCTGGTGTCCTGACATACGATAAGTCCTATATACATCACTCCAAGCAGCATCTAATAGCTTACTCAATTCCCCTGATGGTCTTACTAAGTCTGGAGTTATTAACTCTGGAGGAATTCTATGAGGAATCCTAGGAGAATTTAGCATATGGAGTAACAGGTTATAAGCGGAGCGTGGGTCAGAACTTACAAAGCTCTCCATGTTTTCGCTAGCCAGTTCATCTACTAACTGTATCTGCTTATACCATTCCTTAAACTTCTTGCGCCTAGTGTCCCAGAACTTTTTAAGGTTAGTACTCCTAGCTATAATTTCGTTAGCATCCATAGTAGTTGTAGCCATTACGTTCCTCCATGTTAGATTACTACCTAGACTTTCCCCAAGAATCACTCCAGCCAGTTACCCCTATGACTCCTCTGAATACTGGGGCAGCTTGTCGGCAAACTATAGCAATAGCAAGTGAGTCATGGTAGTCATCCATACCTATTGCCACTGCTCGTTCTCCTCGCTTACCCTGTACCCAGCGGATATTACGCAACTGGCTGACGATTCTTATATCATTAACCCGTAGCTTACCTAGGTGTCGTGATACCTCATTTATCATGTAAGGTTTAGTCTTAGTGTTAGTTTGCCAACCTATCACTCTTACATCTTGCTTACCACCTACTGGGTCAGTATAATAGTAGAGATTAGGATATTGGGTTAGGTGACTAACTATGTCTAGGGCGTTTTCTGTAGCTAGCACAGCATCATTATAATATCTAGCCAACTCCATACTCTTCTGAGCCATTTCATACCCTGCATAGTAGCCACTAAGAGTAGCGCAGTGTATAAAGGAATCATCTACAAAGCGCCAAACAGTAGCTACGGATTCTGAGTTCTTTCCTAAGCCTGGGTCTATAGCTAAGAGATAAGTACCACCAGGCTCTACATCTAGCCATATATCAGCAAAAAGTTTATGTACTGGAGCTGGGAAGCAACCTCTAGCTAATTCATTTACTTGCTCGGAATCATATACCTGGTCACCAGCTGCCATAAAGCAACTTACATCATCCTCAGGATATTCCTGACCAAATAGAAGTCTATTCTCTCCAGTACGATTAAGGCTACTCATTTCAGCTATCTTGTAGCGTCTCCACCTTATCTGATTGGAGGATAGGTGCCAGTTATCAATGAGTCTTTGCTCATCAGGAGTGATACCACTTAGGTCTGGTAAACTATCTGAGGATAGTGCAAATGGGGAGTCAAAGCTCATTTGATAATCAGGAAAGATGTGCCAAGGATAAAAGTGATGCTTAAAGACACTCCCACCTACTTGCCTCCCTTCTTTAGCATTAGTATATAGTTCGTAAAAAGAGTTCTCCTCACCATTGGGAGTAGATAACATATCTATATTAGTGCCTAGAGATAACGGCACACTCTGTATTGCACTACCAAATACTTCTGAGTATGCATTAGTAGGCCAAAATGCCAACTCGTCAAGAAGTAGTTTGTGAATCGGCTCGCCTCTTGGCATAGAGTACTTACCAGCAGAAGAAATATAAAAACTAGAGTTAAGTTGCGGAAAGGTCATTTCATAAGTACTCTTATGGTCTGCTTTAGCTATGGTAGGTACCCTTCTTAGCAGATAGTTATAAAATGAGTAAGCCTTACGTAATAGTCTTCCTGCGGTAAACTCATCATAGGAGATTATTACTGCAGTTGTACCAGGAATAGTTAGCACATCAGTTAGGTAGTCTGCAATAAAGAATGTAGTAGCACCCACCTGTCTAGGCTTAAGGAATATGTCCCTACCAGTTCTACTACTATATAGGTCTTGCTGAATAGTATTTAGTGCAAAAGGCACAATAGTTCTATCCTTATTCTCTACCTCATATAAGGTTTCCATAAAAGTTCTACGGTCACTAAGTAGTAACCTCATGGCTTCACTAACAGATATTGTGCTATTCTGCAAGCTAACTCCTTACTCTCTTAAGTCTAGGATTGTGCCTCTTAGCTGATGGGCTAGTCCTTCTAGAACTTGCAGCTAATATCGCACCAGCTCGTTTTAGACTTACACTACTTCTCTTACTTATTGACTTTTGAACTGACTTAAATCCTGGGTGTCTCATAATAGTCTCCTAGCTACCCTTAGTAAAGAACTCTACAAGAGCAGTGATGATGCCTCCAACTATTGCACTAGAGCCGCTAAGTGTAGCTATTTGCTTCTTTGATGTTCCTGTATTGCCACCAATAGCCTTAATGTCAGAAGCATTAGTACTTATCCTATGCTCAAAATCTACTAACTTATCAGAGCACTTCTCCTGCCAGTCTTTAATATCGCTTATATCATTCTGAATATTAGCGGTACGCTCATCTATCCTAGCTAGGGTAATCTCCACTCCTTCTGTCATAAGTAACTCCTTATTACAAAATTTTTCTAATCATTACCTAGTTCTTAGTTTAGGACCTTTTCTTACTTGTCTTGTTCCTAGCCTGGATAGTTGAGCCTTACGAACATTTCTACGGCTAGCTGATGATTGCGCTGGAGTTGTCCTTCTCATGTTTACCTCTCACTATTAGTACTGCTGTACCACAATAAGCACAGCGATATAATACTACATCATCTGTATTTTTACTTACCTTCATTAGCTTATCACACTCAGGACATTCCATATCAGTATACTCCAATGTAGTTTTTACTAAACCTATGCTTCCAAATCTATTCCTACTTTTCTACTGATTCACTATGACTCACTTCAAAAGTAATCTTTTTTGACTCAGTAGTAACCATCTGCTTAGTCTTAGCTGCAGCTAGGATAAAATCTGTAAAGTCAAAGTCAGCTCCGCTCTCCTTACCTGACATGAGGGTTTCTATAATCTGTAACTGTTGGGGAGTATAATGACCTCTAGCCTTAATCAAGTAGTCGTGGTCTTGCTTATCCATAGGAATAGTCACTACTCTACTAATTATCTCATTTGGAGTTACTTCTTTAACTACTTCCGTTCTAGGGTTGAGAGAATCTTGTAATACTCTATAGTCTTTCTCCAATACCAATCGATAATTACGGATAAACTCTAAGTGTACGTATTCATTAGCCAGTTGTTTTCGGTACTTAGGTAAGTCTGCCTCTAACTTAGCGAATTCTTCATCATGTACTCGCCACATACTAAGAGCTGACTTGCCGTAACCTATTAGTTTGAGAGCCTCTCTAGTAGTAAATCCACTACTTCGCAAGCCTAAGTATCTTGCCTTAGGGTCATCCCTATTATACGGTATTATGCTTTGGGCAATATGCTCTTCCTCAGTCTCAGTATTCATACTAGCCCTCTTAGCCTGCTCTGTTCTAGCATGCTCTGGTGATATTATTTCTGTCGTCATTGTTTTCCTCTATAGTGTATTCTTCTGGCTGACATATGTTTTCCTCTATTCTTAATTATATAATATCTATATGCTATTGTCAATATATATAAAATATTATCTTATATAACATAATATTATTATATTATATAATTTATATCTATATACTATCATTGACACTAGATATTGATAAGGTATATAATATACATATATCAATTAGATAGGAGTATATAATATGGATAATCACCTAATAGATGAGAGTCTTACTGAGGAAGAGTTTGACTCCATAATAGGACACTATAGACTTAAGCTTAACGGATTATTGAAGCCTCTAAGAATGTATGGTCAAGGTGAATATGTAGATATGGTTACTAATCAACTAGTTAGTATAGGGGTGCAGCTACACTTTAAGTTATCAGGGATAGATGAGTCTCCTTATGTTATTGAGGACATACACTGGTAGAGACTTGACTATAATAGGCTTTTAGAGAATACAAGATAGAGAAATAACTGATATAGGATAAGGAGCTTACCTTGGATGTTTGGCTAACTAAGTGTCACAAAACGAGTAAGTGTAGTTACTGTGAGAAACCTATAACTAATGGGGACTATATGGTGATAGGAAAGCTATGGCGGGATAGGGAAGGTCATAAGATAAGGTTTCCGCAAAAACTGCACTTTCATGTTGATTGCTGGGTAGAGAAGGGTAAGAAGTATATAGATAATAAGCCTTATATAGAGAAGCGGGGGAGGAGGAAGCTAATTATTAGCGATGAGAACAGAGAGAGTAGGCTTCGGATAATGAGGAAGAGAGCTGCGGTAGTGCAGAGAATAAACACTGAGGTAAGGAAATCTAATCCTAATATTGATAAGATGATTCACTTAGGAGAATTACTACACCAGTATAAAGAGGATATTGAGAATTTTGGCGGAGCACCTAAAGGCTGGTAAAAAAGGATTAAAGAGTAGGATGAGGAAAATAACAGTTACACCAGATAGTATTGAGTTTCCTGACTCTCACTGCTGTAAGTCAGATAATCATGCTCACCACTTCTTGTATATAGGTGATGAGATATGGATGTGCAAGTATTGTTTTGCTATAGAGTGGCAACCTACACTAATAGAAGAAGCTCAGGTATTTGGAAACTATATTAGACACAAAGGTGTACAGTGGGCATACAAGATTATGCTAAAGAAGAAACCTGAGGTGAGGAGCCACCTGAAGATTCTTAGTGAATATATACAAGGTAAAATATAGTTTAAGGGTAAGGTATAGTAATAAGGTAATATATAAGGTTAGGAGGAAATTATGGGGGACAATAAGATACTATTTGGAGCAGATGGTAGACCAATAATCAATAATATAGGACTTTGTATAGTTAAGGTTCCACTAGGTAGCCCTATGCCTACACAGCAGTTAATGAAGGCTCTAAGTATATCCACCCACTGCAATGTAGTAGTACTGCCCTTCGAGTATGAACTAGCTACTGGCAAAGTTGCTTGGCAGACTATCCAAAGGATACACAACCTGTGTCACCAGCTGGAGGAATACTTTGAGCAGCATAAGAAACCATTCTCAGGTAGCGGAGGAGACTCTCCTAATTAGTGATTGGTTAGTTGTTATACTCGGAGTGATTTTAGAAAAATAGTAATTTCTAAACTTATAACTAAAACCACATAAGCTTCACAAAATTGGCATGATGGAGCTAAAGGTTGATTGCTTACTTAGGCTTACCTAAAGCTTCATCTGTCAGGAGCAACTTTCTTCCATAGCGGAAAGATTCCGTAGCGAAAACATTTCATTATGGAACTAATAGAAGCCAACAAACACAGCAAGAGTATTTATAATTTCTTTATGAATTCTTTATGAATTCTAAACCAAACTGGTATTGACAACACCAGCCAAAAGGATTATGATATATGTATCAATTAAATATTGACTGATGGTTGCAGGTACAGGAATGTATCTAATATAATCAACCATCAAGCGGAGGTGAGCGGCAACACACAATCTCCTAACGGGAGTTAAAAGAATATGGCAGACGAAAATAAAACCGTCGTTACGAAAGAAGAATTGCTTGCGCAGTTACAAGAAGCATTGACGAAGGGAGACTTCAAAGCTGTAGCAAAAGTTTCAAAAGATATTGCTCTTATGCAAGCGGCAGAGGAGAAGAGCGAGAAAGATAAGAAACTGGAAGCGCTCAAGACCGTAACTCTTGAAGTTAAGAAAGCGATTGACAAGGTGGTTGAAGAGTTCTATGCTTCTGGAAAGCTGGACGAAGCCGATGGAGTTTTCTACACAAACAACTTCGAAGAGAATCTTCAAACCTGCAGACTTCTTAAGAACGCTCCAAAATCAAGTGGTGGAACTCACGAAGGTAAAGGCAAGAAATTCCCGTCAACTTCTGAGCTGTTGAAAGAGCATGGAGAAGAAATAGCAGACGAAGAAGGTAACACCTGGAATACATTGTATGAGCAAGCAAAAGGCGACGGAAACAAAGTTTATCAAATTAGGATTAAACTCGGCAAAAAGTTAGGTTATATATAGAATAGCCGAAGCAAACAATTAGTAAATAGCAAGCGAGCTGGACTAGTTTAGTTGCCAATTAGTCCAGCTCAAAACAATCCAAAAAGTGAATATAATAGTACAATATTAAACAGAGCAGACAGCAGTTAAGGAGGTGATGAAATTAGAATACAAAATTTTTTTGAGCACCGTGTTGACACCATCAACAAAATAAGTAATAGGCAACAAAATAAATATGGGAGGAAACTATGACTGAATCCATATGTAACTCTAAGGGAGAAATCTTTAAGTTCGAGCGCCACTATCTTGAGTTGGTACTCAAAGAAAGACTGGAGAAAGAAGAAGAAATACTAAAAGAGATGGAAGCCTCAGAATGGATTAAAGACCCGATGTCTAAAGCAGCACTTCCCCTCTTTAAGATTTGGACAGGAGACCTTAGAATAGTCCTTGCTAGGCTCCAAACTACTCCCGTAGTAGAAGGACCTCAAATAAGAATGGAAAAAGGAGGGAGAGGAATATGATGCCAATTAAAACTGTAGCAGATTACGCTAGGGAATGGAGAGCTGTGATAGAGTTGGAGTACAAAAAACTTGAGAAAGCAAACTCCTATGAGAGGAGAATTAAAATTAAGAGAAGAATTTTTCGGTATGAGCGCAAACTTAGGGCACTGAATAAGGAACCACAGATGAGTTATGAAGATTGGAAGATGGAGTTAATCAAACTTATTATTGAGGAAAAACTTTTTACCAAGCAGAGTTTGAGGTTTCTAGCAGTTAAAAGTGTAATAAATAACTACTATGAGAAAGACTTCACATCCGACAAAACTCCCGAGGCTACATGGAGAAAGTCGCTCAGTTTATTGAAGGAGGAATGTACTCTATGAATAAGTATAACGAGTATGATAGTTGGTTAAACCGAGCTGTAG